CTACAGGTTGTTCAAGGTACAGATAATTCATGGAATTCAAATGCTGTTTCTGCAAATTCAAATACAACTTGGGTTTCACAATCAATAACTCGTAAGGAAAATGATTCTAAAATTCAGGTTATTTTTAGTGGATGTTATGGTACAAATAACGCGACTGATACATCTGTGAACTTAAGAAGAGGTTCGACGTATCTTTCGTATGGTACTGCAAGTGGTAGAAATAATACAACCTACACAATTGGTACAGATAAAGGTGGTGCAAGTTCATTGAGTGGATCTGGTGTATATATAATGCTTCCGACAACCTTTTCATTTTTGGATTCACCTGCGTCTGGATCATCTGCTTTGACATATACCGTATCAATATGGGTTGAATCGGGAACAACAATTTATCCTAATGGAGATGGATGGCGAGGCTCTGGTCAACAGTCACATGGAACACAGGCAAATCTTATATTATTAGAAATAGCGGCATGACAATAGTTTATGATAATGTATTAAATGAACAACAATTAGGTTTGGTAGAACAAGAAATAAATTTTTTAATGCCTCTTTTGGAGGTTTCACATATTGATGGTTCTGCCAAGAAAAAGAAAAAAGGAACAGGTTATCTTTTACCGGAGGAAAATGCTAAAAATTTAGTACCAAATATACACGCATTAGGTTCCACATATAATGATGGCCATAAAATGAGTGTTTTACTAAATGTATATGATGATAATGGTTACTATAAACGACACACAGATGATACAGAAAAAACATTAATTTTCTTTTTAAAACGAAATGAGGATGTTTTTACCGGTGGTGAATTGGTTGTTGAGGATGATGTGATTGAATATGAAAATAATATTGCTGTGGAATTTAAAGGCGAACAGGAACATGAAGTGTTACCGGTTTCGATACAATCAGGTAAAAGACTAAGTCTAACTTACTTTTATTATAAATAGTATAAAGTTTTTAGAGAGGATATAATGGCAAATAGAATCCCATTAGTAATTGCTAACAATAAAATGAGAGAAATTGCCAATGGTGATACGCTAGACCTATCCGGCAATCCTATGATTGTAGGTGGGCATCTTACGCCTGCCATTGACTCTGCCTATGATCTTGGTGATTCCTCTAAAAAATGGAAGGACCTTCACCTTTCTGGTAATACAATTTACCTTGGTGGTACCGTCCTTAGTGTTAATAACAATAACGCACTCGTATTTAAAGATTCTGCAAATGGTGCAGATAATTTACTTGGCCGAAATTCACTCAGTGCAGAAAATGCAATTACTGAAGGTGGTCAATTAGAATATGATTCAGCACGTGGTAGATTAACATTTACTGGTGTGTCTGTTGATAGTGTCCGTGGATATTTCCAGGTAGGTAATGGTATTACCTATGATTCATCCAAGGGTATGTTTACAATTGATTCAGATTTAACCATTACTGGTAACCTTACGGTCCAGGGTACACAAACAATTCTGAATTCAGAAACTCTTACAATTAACGATAAAACAATTATTGTTGCCGATAGTTCACCTGATTCATCTGCTACCAATGGTGCAGGTCTTGAGGTTGCCACTGCCGGCGCTAGTATGACATATAACCATACAAATACAGCATGGGATTTTAACCGTATTGTAAATACAGAAGCAGGTGCCATTACCATTAAAACAAATACTGGTAATGTTGCATACCTTGATGTATTCTGTGAGGTAGGTAACTCACACAGAGTTCGAGTTAAATCCCCAACACACTCACAAATGTCCGGTGGTAACGTGGATGTTGTTTTACCTGATTCAGGTGGAACTCTTGGTGTTGTTGCTACTCATGCCAATGATATTCTTTTAATTAAGGATTCAGGTGGTTCAACATTAAAAACAATTACGGGCGTGGGTAATACTGCGTTATAATAGATGGCAAATCCTAATTCAAGAGATACACTGATTGACTACTGTAAACGAAAACTGGGTGATCCGGTTATCGAAATTAATGTAGATGAAGATCAGGTTGAAGATCGTATTGATGAGGCGATTCAGTATTATCAGGAATTCCATTCTGATGCTACCTACCGTGGTTATTTAAAACATCAGGTAACCGCGACCGATGTAACAAACAAATACATTGATATTAGTTCTGATGTGTTATATATTTCCAAGATGTTTTCGGTATCATCCTCTACATCAACAGGAAATATGTTTAATTTAAAATATCAAATGCATCTGAATGATATTGCAATGATGCATCAACATAATGGTGACCTTGCTTATTACGAGCAGATGCAACAATATCTGACAACCCTGGATATGGTTCTAAATGGTGCACCAATTGTTGATTTTGCACGGAAACAAAATCGTGTGTATATTCATGGTAATTTTGAAGATAAAGATATTGTTCTAGGTGATTACCTTGTATTTGAGGTATATCAGACAATCGACCCAGATACACACACATCAATTTACAATGATATGTGGTTAAAGGCATACGCCACTTCTCTTATTAAATTACAATGGGGAATGAACTTAATTAAGTTCGAAGGTATGCAATTACCTGGAGGGGTTATTATTAACGGCAGACAGATTTATGATGATGCACAAGCTGAAATTCAAGAATTACAAGAGAAAATAAGACTTGAACATGAAATGCCGGCCGACTTTTTTGTAGGATGACATGGCTAGAAATATTTACTTTACCGATAAGGTTAGATCGGAACATGAGTTATACGAAAACATAGTCATAGAATCGTTAAAGATCTATGGGCAGGATGTCTATTATCTGCCAAGAGATCTTGTTGATGAGGATAAAATTTTTGGCGATGATCCAGCCTCATCATTTAATTCATCATATAAAGTAGAAATGTACATTGATAACATCGAGGGATTCGATGGTGAAGGTGACCTGTTTACTCGATTCGGCGTAGAGATCCGAGATGAGGCTACCTTTGTTGTTGCACGTCGGCGTTGGGATCAAACAGTAGCACAATATGATAATGATATTAATAGTGACCGTCCACGTGAGGGTGACTTAATTTACCTACCATTATCAAATTCACTTTTTCAAATTAATCACGTAGAACATGAGATGCCATTTTATCAGGTGGCAAATTTAAATGTATATAAACTACGTGCCCAACTCTTTGAATATACTGGAGAGGATCTGGACACAGGCATTGAGGCAATTGATGATATTGAGGCAGATTATACATATCAATATGTAGTTACAATTCAAGGTAATGAAACTGCCACAGCAACAGCGAGTATTATATAATGCCTAATAAAGTTACGTCTCTTTCAATTACAGATTCTGGGTATGGGTATAAACTTGCGCCTTCGGTTACCATTAGTGCACCAACACTAGATTCTGATTCGGCATCAGCATCATCTATTATTAGTACCGATAGTGATTTTAGAATTGGTTCGGTAAGAATTGATTCCGGTGGTGCTTATTATCTAAATGCTCCAACAGTAACCTTTGATTTACCTACTGCAGATTCACAGGCGGCATCTGCTATTTGTACAATTGATTCCAATGGTAGTATTGTATCGGTATCACTAACCGATTCTGGAATGTATTACACATCTGCTCCAGATATTACAATCGAGGATATTCAAACACCTCATGGTAATTGGGTAACACAAAGGAGAAAATGGGGTGAGAGATCATTTGGTCTAAGAATTAATACACCATTTAATGTTGATTATGAGATGACCAACTTTTCAAGCAATGGTAAAAAATACCCTATGTCGCTTGAGTTTTGGGTTAATTTTGCAACACAGAATAATAATGGTACTATTATGTACTTTCCTACTGATGTTGATCCTGATGGCTCTGATAATAAGGTTACCTATAACGGTGCACGGAGATTTACATGGCATTGGACCGAGGATAGTGGCACAACGTCCAGAACAATCCAATCAGGTCTTGCTGCATTACAAGGTATATGGCACTTTGTTCAGTTGGTAAAATCATATGACAGTGGTGTAATTAAACATAGCATGTATATAGATGGTGATAGCCATGGATATTACATTGCTGATTCATCTGCTGGACAAGATTTGTTTATTGATGATAAGATAGTTCTAAATAACTCACAGGCATCAATGACATACACATATGTAGATGCTGTAAGATTAGATGTAGGTGACAGCACAGATAGTGCTGGGGCATTAACCGTATTCACTACACCACCAACTACAAATAGAGATCCAGGCACTGATTCAAACTATGCTAATTTTGAGGTTGATTCTGCCGAAATTTCTGCTACAATTGCTAATGGTAGAGTTAATACCATAACAATTGTAAAAAAAGGTAATAGGTTCCCATCGGTACCAACATTAACATTTGACTCACCAACAGGAACAGTCTATGATTTTAGAGCCACAGGCGTGGCAACAATTGATTCTGATCTTGGTGGACAAGTTACAAAGATTACACTTACCGATTCTGGTATGGGATATGATTCTGCCCCATCAATCACATTTGATTCACCACAACCATTCGGTACTGCAGAGGATTATAGGGCAAAGGCAATTACCACGATTGATTCGTTTGGCCAAATTGATACATTGACAATTACAAAGTCTGGTGGTG